TATTGCAATCCTCCTTTACACGTTGTTCACCAACATATCTAGTATATACTTTTTTATTATCTGAATTAAGGAAGACTTTACCAAAGACTCTTTCACATTCAAAAATACCTTCACTATGATGTCGGAATAGTCTATGTTTACTATGACCATACCAAGCTTTAGTTTCATCAAACCATTCATGAATGTGTAAATAATCTTCAGGTACTCCTCCAAATTTTCTTGCTGAAGATACAGCATGCTGTAAAGGATGTGCCATTATTCTACTGTTTTTTCAATCATATTACCTTCATGAATATAATCTTCTATTTCTGTAATTCTTATTCTATTTTTTATACTATATTCACCAGAAGGAACTAACATAAATAAATCACCATAGCCACCTTCATTATTCCACCAATCTTCTATATTATTAAGAATTTTTTCTTCTGCAAAATCTTTTATTGCCTCAATACGTTCATCATTATATTCAAAACGTTCTATATTTTTCCAATCATCAAAATTTTTTTCAGCTTGCTCAATAGTATCTACTTTATCTTTAATAAAATTTACAGATTCTATACAACCGCTGTCTCCACCACCCTCATAATATATTTGTATGGCAGTAATACCCTCATCAGCCAGCTTAATTAAAGCTGCTGTCATGTCAATTTCAGTCATAAATATTTAAGATTTAAATTTGTAAAATTTACCTAGTATGTTTCCATTTAGGTATTCTTCTTTTTCTAGGACTCCTCTTATAAACTGATACTTAGTTTCATAATATGTTAATTCAATTTGAGAAAAACATATTTTAACCATATATCTTTTAATAGGAACACCTGCCTTGTGGGCATCTTGCAAAATTTTATTGCTGCTATAATAATTTTGATAATTAGGTTTTACAACAATAGAATACTTTTTCTTTCTATTATCTGTTACTTCAGCCAAAGCTTTTTTACCAAACCTTTTTTTTCTTTTAGAATAAAAGTTTTTCTTACCTATATATCTAACAGATTTACCATCAATAATAGCATCTATTTCATATATAAATCCAACAGCACCTTCAGGTATGTCTTTATCTGTAAATACTGTACCTTCATATAACCAACTCATAATTTTTCTTTTAAAATAGGAAACAGAGTTTCTTTAACTTTAGCTATACCATATTTCTTCACGGAGTCAGACAAGTCTTTTTCCATATCAAGTATAATATAAGGAAAGCCATATTTCTCTTCATACCTTTTAGCAGACACTATACCGGGCTCATCATTATCAAACAATACAAACACTTTCTTATATCTTTTAGTTAAAGGTTCTAGAAAGTTATCAGGAATTATTGTATTCTCACTATCTGGTGCAATAGCCTCGGCATCTTGTATGTTTAGTTTTCTAAAAGTCATAAGATCTTTTAAGGAAGATGTAATTACTAGATAAGGCTTATCATAGTTTAATTGATCTTTACCTTGTATATAATTTGTAACTTTTATAAACTTTTTCTTTATTTGTTTTGGTTGATAGATTTTATATAGTGTACCATCTTCTCTAAAATAACCATACAAATAATTTCTCTCTGTTCTTATAAGACTATTTGGATCATCATCTTTAGCCATGCTATAAAATTTTAGAGGGTGTACATTATAATATTCTAGTATTTTAGAACTTATAAAATACTCACTCCAATATTTTTGATCTAAGTTATTCCAATGTCTTATTTCATAGTCATTAACTCTGTATTTACTTTGAGGAGTAAATTCTTCTATAGAGTAATTATTATCAGTTATATATTTTGTGTAATCATCTAAGATTTTTAATACTGCAGAGTTTCTATTTGGTAAGTTCAATAAATCTTTAACAAGACTTATACGGTCACCACCATTACCTGAAGAAAAATCTTTGTATTTATATTGATTGTTATCATCTAAATAAATAAACATAGAAGGTACTTTATCTTTAGGACTAAAAATAGATTTCATCTTAATGTTTTGTCCTGATAGTTTTTCAGATAATTTTAAATAGTATTCAAAAACCCAACCTTCTGGTACATTGTCTAAATCATAAATTATATTTTTAGTAGAAATCATAGCACAAAATATTAGGGGGAACTTTTACATTCCCCCTAGTTAATAAATAAAATTAATCTAATGAAAAGTCTGTAGAAGAGCCTTTCTTCTTAGGAAGAGCAAACTCATCATCATCTCCAAAGCTTTTTACTTCAGTAACTTCTAGCTTTCTAAGATGCTTAGCTTCATTATATGCAATAACTCTATCAGATTCATTTGCTAGTGCATATTTACCATTTTCTGCTTTAGGTAACCACATATCATAGTTAATATAACCAGACTTATTCATATATTCTTTACCTGCAACACAAAATTCAAGATACTTATCTTTAAAAGATGCTGTTTTGTTAAACTCATTAACAAAATCTTCAATAGTCTCATGCATTCTATCTTGTGCAATAAACCACTCTGTCAAACCTAATGTCTTACAAAAGTTTTGTAAAAACATCATAATAGATTTATCTCTTTGAATTTTAATACCAGATTTAGTTTCTCCATCTGCATATGCATATTGACTTGCTTTTACTCTACCAATTTGACCTTTATAGTTACCGGCTTCAGGATTATCTTTATCAATTGCAAAACCTTCAAAACCTTCAATTGGTTTAGTTTCTACATGTATTACTAGATGTTTTGCATTTTCAATAAATCTAAAATCTTCTAACTCTATACTATTAATCTTTAATGTATGATTACCAGGATTAATAGTTTTTGGTAGGTTATTGCCACCACCTCCAAGGTCTGTTGTACTTAACGCCATATTATTTGTTTTTAAATTATTAATTGTTAATAAACACTTTATTCCAATGAAATTCTAATTTATCATTGTTCATTTCAGAAATTACTATTTCTTCATTACGTAAATGCTCTGGTCTTGCACCGCAAGTAACATCATCATTAGTCTTGAAAGACAAAATAACTTTGTTACCTTTTCTGTACATATATCCAATAGCATCTGCATTTGCACAAATTAAAGATTTTATTTTACCCGTTAAATCTATATTAGCGGCCATAACCATTTCACCTTTATCATCAACCACTTTATCTTTTATATGACCTGATAGTATGATTGTAGGTGCTAAGTTATCAATAAAATCTAAAACTTGAAAGAAAGCTTGACGAATATATAAATATCCAGCACCGTTTGGTAAAGTAGTTACATTATCTCCATCATAGTTTTTACCCATTGGAGTTTGTCTATAGAGCTTTATTGCAAGCGGCATTATCATTTCTTCTAATGCAGTTACAGTATCTACAGTAATGTACTTATACGGCTTACCTGCTTCTTTAATTGCTTTTCCTGCATCTAATAATTCTTGTAGACTACTAATGGATATCTTTAATGCTTCCACATATTCAGCACCATTTTCCAAATCAAGAATTAAATTATCATCAAGACCAGCAAATGCAGTTGTCTTACCTGTTTTAGGTTTAGAATAAATTACAATTCTTTTTGGATTTACTCTTTCTGCTTTTACTTTTTTTGTTGGTAATACTATTCCACTCATAAATTACTAATTAAATCATTTAACCATTTTTTATTACTTACTGGTTTTTTCCAAAGAATGGCTGCTAAATCTTTTATAGTGCATGCATTAAGACTATCGTCTTCTTCAGACACAACTTCAGATCTAGTATCTGGGTATTGTTTTTCAAAATCAGGAAAAATGCTCAATGAACTCTGTAATTTTGGTAAGCTATCATCTACTTTACCTTCTTCTTCTTTTCTCTTTTCATATAGAGCGTAACTAATTTCATCACCTGATGGTGTAATAGCTAAAAGTTCATTTGCTGGAACTGTATAACTAAAATATGGTTTACCATCACTACCCATGCTTTCTTTTTGTTCATATTCCTCAAAGAAATAAGGATTATACTTATACTTAAACAACTGTCTATTTTCATTCATAGGTACAATATCTATGACTTTACCATTACCATCTGTAACATTATCATAGAATTCAATATAAATGTCTTCACCTTTTTTAAGTTCCCACTCAAAGAATAAAACATTTCTACCATATCTACCTTTCTGAAAAAATGCAGTTTTTATTGTAAACATAGGATCTGCTAATCCTAATTTTTTAAATGTTTCCATGTGTTGCACATAGAAATTTTTCTCTTTTTCTCTTCTAATACTATTTGTACTCATATTACGTTACTTTTATTTTTTGTTTTACAGCTTGTGGAGGAGTGTCTATTTCCACTATTCTCATAACTTGTCTATCTAGTTTAAAGAAACTAATTCTAGTCATACCATTTCTTGATTTTAAGAAATGAAATACTAGTACATCAGGGTCTTCAATAATAAATTTCTCTGGACCATATTGTCTTATTTTTCTTATAGAAGGTTTATTTATACCCATTACAATATCAGCATGCTGTAGCAAAGCATCTGAACCATAAATATCAGAATCTAGTACATAATTACCATATGAACCTTCTTCTTGTCTTTTTGGGTCATCAATATTTCTATTCAGCTGACTTAAAACAATAAATGCAACAGGATATTTCTTCTTCATCATTGTCAATGCTTCTCCTAATGCTCCTAACATTTCAAATTTATCTCTCTGACCTTTAGCTACTCTAAATAAAGCAGAGTGATCAATACCTACTAATAAATTAGTATATGTACCATCTTCTTTCTTATGTCTTTCCATTTCATAATGTATAGTAGCACACATTTCATCTACAGTACATGCATCATAAACTACATTTACAATGTCTTTATTTGCTGTAGAGTAATAGTACTGCAAACATTTTTCATAGATAGACTTATCAATTAGATTTCCACCTTTACTCATTAAAGTATTATAATCAGCTCCAGTTTGTAAACTAAATTTTCTTATACCACTTGTTTCATCAACCATCTCCATTTGAAACTTTAGAATTCTAAAATCTTCATTTGGATTCATATCTATAATATCAGAAATAAGCTGCTCCATAAATAAAGTCTTACCAGTACCAGGTCTTGCACCTACTACGGTAATTGTTCTCCATTCTAATCCATCACAAAAGGCATCATTAAACTTAGGCCAAGCACTTATTAATGATGGTAAAGTGCCTTGCCTACGTGATTTCATTTTAAGTATAGCTTTTTCTAAAGCCTGCCTTTCACTAATTGGTAACAAAGCTCTTGCACCATTAAATAATTCTGCCATAATTATACTATTAGTTCTTTAAAGTAATCTATTTCATCATCAGGATTTGACTGTATGTACTCACAATAATTAGCAAGTTCAGATTCAAAAGACTTATCAAGATTTTGTTTTCTTAAGAAATATTGAGAGTTTCTCATATAAGCATATTGCCTACCCTCATATTCTGTAACATATCTATCAGTTGCTTTATAAATTGTTTGCCAATCATAATCAAAGTTCTCAAAGAACCATCTAAAAGCATTCTCAAGATTTTTTGCAGGAACTCTAGCATATTTACCAGAGGGTAATTTCTTATTAGGAAATACTTCTACGTAATCTTTTATTCTGTCCATAAAATCTGGACCCATTAAACTCTTGGATGTTTTCTTTTTGCTCTTTTTAAAGTATCCATCAATTTCCGTTATAAAGATAATGCTTTTATCGGTTAATTGCAATGTTTGGGTTAACCAGTTATCCGCTTTCAATCTACTACATTCAAGTTCTTTATTCACAGATTTATCAGGAACAATCTTTTCTTTAATGCAGATTAAGATATAGAAGCTATTTGGAGTTAACCCATTACTAAATATTTTTTGGAATACCTCTCTCATATCACCATGTTATTTTTTCACCATAAATATTTCCAACTATACTTTCTATTTTAAGAAACAAATTATCACTATCCCATTTAGAACCATTATAAGCTGCAGAAGCAGGATGCTTGGCAAAAAACTTATAATTATTATCATCATTAGTTAATGCAGACCATTCTTCAGCTTTCTTACCTAAGTATGCATAAATTAATCCTGGATTGTAATTATTTAATGTATCTAATAAATAAGCAGTAAAGCCTTTCCATATGTCATAGTGACTACCTATTTTACCTACTTCAACCGTAAGAGCTGTATTTAACATAAGTACGCCTTGGTTAGCCCATCTTTTAAGATCTACATCTGTACTAACTTCATGACCATTATATACAGTTCTATTTATTTCTTCTAGTATAAATTTTAGACTGGGTTGTAGTTTATTTGTATTACTACAACTAAAAGATATACCATCTGCGACACCTAGCTTTGGATACGGATCTTGACCTATAATTATTACTTTAAGTTTATCATAAGGACATTCTTCAAAAGCTCTAAATACTTGTTTTAGAGGTGGAGTAAATCTCTTGTCTGCATTAGATAAGTTATATAATTTACTTAATATCTCATCAAAATCAGAACTAAATATAAAAGATTTAAATACTCTACCCCATCCACTTGGTTCTAACTTTTCAAACAATTTTTGTTTAATTTCACTTATTACCATTTTTTTTCTATTTTTGTTTAAAATTAATATTATGTCAGAAGAAACTAAATCAATTACAGTTAAAGAAATGAAAGATGATGCTATACTTGATATAAAAGTAAATAAGAACTTTTATATGATGTGTAAAGCAGCAATGTTTATTCTTTTTAAAGAAGCTCAAGATGCTGATGAAAAGCAATCTGCTGATTTAGTTAAAGCAATAATGGAAAAGAAGTATGAAGATCTTAATGATAAACAAAGAATCTTATACACTTTAACATTATTAGTAGCAGAAATAGAAAAACAAGCCGTTGAAAATAATCTTTTCAATGAGAAAACTGTTACTGCAGAAGACATCAAAGCTGCTTCTGAAAAGTAATCATTGTAAATTCATATTAAAATTATCTCTACCTATTGATACACAGGATTCAATAGCTAAAGCTAGTTCTTCTTTACTGCATTCAGCAAAAGATTTACAAATCTCTCCGCCTTCTGTGTCATAGCATAATCCAGAGTGTCTTTTAACTAATGTTTTCATTTCGTCAAAAGTATATCCAGCTTCTTTTGCTAGTTCTCTAATACATGCATGTACTTTTGCAAGTTGAGCAAGACTGTGATTAGAATCTGTTAGATCCACATACATCTCAACTTTTTGACCCTCTTGTAATTTCTCTATAAATAGTTCATAGGCTAATTTATCTTGAGGGCTATCATACTTAAGTTTACCATTTTTCTTAATAAATCTACCTGTAAACATTATTCACAAATTATATTATCTAATATTTCTATAAATTGTTCAAAATGAATTTTTTCTACAATTTTTATTGCTGGAATTTCATGTGAGGATAATGGCCATACATCATCTTTAACATCAGTGCTATCTATGCTGTGTAAACTAAGACCATCACAGTATTCTTTTATATAAAAATAGTAATCATATCCATTTTGACTTTCAGAGTCAAGAATATCTACTCTTGAAAACCCTAAGTCTATTAATTCTTGTTCATTCATTTAATAAAGCTTTAGTTTCTTCATTTACCTGGTCTTCTGACCAATCAGCATACTTTACATGCAATAATTCATGTACTATATCTTCTTCGGTTAGATCTCTGTCATGATATATTACTGCATGTTTAGTATCTAAATCATACTTGACTCCTACAAAGTAACAGTCTTCTGGTGGACAATCACATAGAACCTGTTCATTATTTAAAGGTTCTAATTCAACTGTCCAATCAGTTAACTCTAACTTCTTAAGCCATTTGTCAATCATCTTTCTTAATTTTATAAGCTCTATCTGCTCTACCAGGATTACCTCTAAATAGAAGCTGTATAGTATCACCTGTGTAAACATCTACGACTGTTACACAATTTACTTCTCTACTTTGTAATTCTTTGTTTTCTTCGTCATACGTGACATCACAAGAACTAAGAATTAGCAATGTACTTATTATTAATACTATCTTACTCATCTTTGTTTTGGTTTAAAGTTTACCTTCTTCTTTAATTTCTATTAGCAACTTAATAGCATCTTCATAGTCACCATTTTCTATGGCAAGTATTACCATATCTATATCTTCGTCACTAGTGAAAATCATATCAATAATTTATGAAGAGTAGCATTTGCAAATCCTGCGGGTATATCTTTAATTTTAGGACCAATTATATTTTCTTTTACTAATATCTCTTCTATACCTTCATTTTCTGACCAAGACTTAATTAACACCTCATCTTCATTTATATCTTCATTTGGTAAATTAACTGTTGCTGTTAGCACAGGCATACCGTCTTCAGAATCAATTAGTTTTATTGCGGTTCTATCATTTTTATAATAAAACTTTGTAACATTACATTTAATGTCTTTAAAATTAATTTGCTTAATATCCATCTTCTTTAAAAGTATATCTAGATTTTAACGCTTTCCCCATTTCATCAAAGTTAATAACATGCGGTACATAGGATAAATCTTTGTAATTAATATTCTCAGGAGTAAAAACACCCTTTTCTTTAATTCTTTGTTTTCGGAGCTCTAAGATAATTAAAGCAACCATATATAAGTTGTCTTCATCATTACTAATCATCATATTTATTAAATTATCTTTCTGCTCTGACTCTAGATAATTAAAATAAATTAATACCTTAATTTCTGCTAAAAACATAAACGGTTGAAAATCACCACTCTTAGTTCCTTTAGTATACATATACCATAAATAAGCCATACTTCTGTCTTTTACTTTGCACATCTCATGATGTTCTTTGCAAATTTCAGTAATAAGGTTTTTTGTTTTTTTATTTTTTAAAATGCTTTTCATTTAGAATATGTAACGGATTTTATTCCAGGGTATAATCTGATCATGTAGCTTTGTCCATTCTTTAATGTATTGGGCTTTTAAATCATGTTTATACCTAATATTAGAGCCACCATATTGAGATTGCTTGCTCTCTTGTACGTCAGGTTGCCAAAGTAATTCTTCTCCTCCTAGCTCATTTTCTAAATTATAATGGTGCTTAGCTACATTATGAGTTAAAAAGATTACCTCAGCTTTAACTAGAGGTCTATATTCTTTTTTAACTATACCGTTAACTAAAGCAAATAAATCAGAATAATCTTCTAACCAACCATCATAAACTACAACAGGACTAAAGTTGATATGCACATCATAGCCTGCTTCTATAAATTTATTAATAGCCATTATTCTTCTAAGAATACTTGTTGTATTAGGCTCTAAAGAATCATGAAGTTCTGTAGGAATTAAACTAAACCTGATTCTAATTTTATTATCAGGATTATATTTTAACAAATCTTCATTAACATATTTAGTTGCAAATGACCCCATTGCTTTAGGATGCTGTTTAAAGAAATCAAATATTTCTTGCCATCTGTGGTGTTTAGCATGTAAAGCAAAGTCTTCATTGCAACTAATATCATAGGTAATATACTCATCATGTGTTTGGTTAGGTTTTTCTGTTGTATCAAACCAGGCATGGCGGTTAATTTCATCAAGTATATCACCTATGTTTATTGCAATACTAAGCCCTGTTGGTTTATGTCTTTTCATATAGCAGTAGCTACAATTATATAGACAACCATGTCCAAAGCTTGGAGAAATAAAGTCAGTAGATCTACCAGAAGGTCTAATTTTCATAGACTTTCTAGTAACATTTTCAATTAAACTCATAATCAATTATCTAAATAATCATTTATTTTTGATAATATGTACGTCAAAACTATAAGTGACGCAACCATAACCACCAATTCCATTTTACTATTTTATTATTCCATTTTTTTCTTTTTCTTGTTTCTCTTTTAATCTACGTGTGTACTCTTTCCACTCATAAATTTGCATGTCTCTCATGCGGGCAACATCACTAGAAGTTATTTCTTCTGGTAATACGCCTTCATTTGCGTTCATAATATTAATAAAAAGTTCTTTCATTCTACCCATATCTTAAGAGCTCTAGTTAATAATTCACTTGCTCCAACATCAATTCTTACGTTATTAATTTTAGAATAAGCATTTAATTTTTTGTAAATATTGTTGTGCAACATAACACTAACTACTGATTTTCTTCTACTTTCTTTTACTAGTCTTTTCTTTGGAAAATCAAAAGGATATTTTATTATATACTCATTGGCATTAGCTATAAAACTAATATCATTTGCATTAACTAATTGAAATGCTTGCCATTTAGCAGAATGAATAGTTAATCTATTTATATTAAGTATCTCTTCAATTTTAGATTCTGTTAAATTAAATTTGAAATATAAAAGACTGATTAAATAGTTTCTTTTATCTAAATAGCTTCTTTCTCTTTTCTTTTTCTTTGTAGATATACTTTTTACAAGAATCTGGGCTTCTTTAATAATTTCTTCTAATGTATAACTCATAACCTTACATAAAAAAAGGAAAAACTAACCCTTTTAAAATTACAATAAAAGGTCCTACAATTAAAGTACTAATAAAATCATGGTTTTGTGCGTATAAATAATAAAAGTATATTGTATAAAAGGAGGATGCAATTAGGTACATAGATGCTATTAAACCTAATATATTTATTAGTTTTTCCATTGTTAAATAATTTAAATTTACTCTAATGAACTTAAGTCACTATCTTCAGATGAAGCTTCTGTTTCATCTATAAGTCTACTTAGTTCTTCAGCACTTGTTGATGTAATTATTGGTATAAATCTCTCTGCGGCATAGAATTCATAAGGAAAGCATTCTTGACTTAAAGAAACTTCTTCAAATTCATATCCAAACTTATCTTGTACTTTTAGTGATACAATTCTTTTAACTGTATACACTGTACCTTCTTCTACCCATTCTTCAAAAGGTATTTTATCAGGTTTGTTAGATGCGTCTATGCAAATTACTTTCATAAGGCTCTATAGCACAAGTTATATCTACCAATTCATGGAATGTGTTTATCAGGGTATAGATCTCATCAAATGTACCAGATGCAATCTGGCATTCACCTTTATTATGTGCTATCAAAGCACATTGTTCAGCTTGAATGAGAGTATGCCCACAAAACTTAATTAGACAAGCAAC